TATGGTTAGACTGGCAGGGGTTGAAAAGAAAACCAATAGTGATTTGGCTGCGGCTGTTTTGTTTGCCGAAGAGTTTGCGTCAAAAACTGCTGCACCTAAATCTGCATCAACCAAACCGATTGCTGATAATGATACGGGTATTGAATAATTGCGTTGTAAGCGTTTTTTGCTGTTAATTCATGTCAGTGTAGCCAAAAGCAAAAAATGCCGCTAAAACACCTTTTAATACCCTTTTAATTTTGATGTCCTCACACTATTCTCGCTGCTAATTTCCTCTGTCGAAATACAAACCTCGTTTTGTACGTTTGTAAATTATAAACCGCTTTACTATCTGATAATGTGTAGCAGCTTTACGCTGTGGCACATGAAAAATAAAAACCCCCTTACAAGTTTATGCCTCGCACTGTCTCAAACCAATGACGGCAACGTTCCCGACTGGGTGGAAGTTATTCCAGCGGGCGTTAATGTCAAAGGCTTAGATGGTCGGCATTGGCTTAATGACCAGCCGCAAGGCATTCTTAATCATTTCACTGAATTAAAACAGGCGGGTCGTGAGCTTGTTTTTGATTTTGAACATTCCACTGAATTAAAAGCCCCTAATGGCGATCAAGCTCCTGCGTCTGGCTGGGGTGTTGATATGCAGCAACGTGACAATGGCTCTATCTGGGTCAAAGTTGACTGGAATGAGTTAGGTAGAAATTCTATTGCAGGTAAGGAATACCGCTATTTATCCCCTGTTTTAATCTACGAAAAAAGCACAAACCGCATTGTCGGTATTCAATCAGTGGCACTGACTAATAAAGCCAATTTATTAGTCGCGGCACTTAATCAACAAGAATCCATAACGGAGATACCTATGGACTTAGCAAAACTCTTAGCTGTTTTAGGGCTTGCAGCAACCGCAAGTTTTGAAGACGCTATCAAGGCAATTAATGATTTAAAAGCCGCAGAAGAAACCAAAGAAGGCGAATTGGTGGTGGCGAATAACCGCGCTAATAATCCACCGCTGGATAAGTTTGTGCCACGCGCAGATTATGAAGTCGCGTTGAATCGGGCAAGTGCTGCAACCAATAAGCTGGCTGAAATCGAGCAAAAACAACTGGCAGGTGAAATTGAAACCGTGATTAATCAGGCGTTGGTAGCGGGAAAAATTACCCCATCCACTAAAGAGTATCACGTTGCCAATTGTCAGCAGGCAGGTGGTCTGGAACGATTTAAAGCGTTTGTTGCCTCTGCGCCTGAAATCTGTGGGGCGAGTGGTTTGGATGGTAGAAAACCAGCCGATCAGGACATTGCCCTGAATACCGAACAAAAGGCGATTGCTGATGTATTCGGCAACTCAATTGAAGATATTAAAAAGTACGGAGCTTAATTATGCCATTAGCAGAAGATAGAAACACGCCACATCAAGACGGTGACGTTATTGTTGCCCCTGTTGCCACAGGCGTTAAGTGTTTTGCAGGTGGAATCGCCTGTGCTAACGCAGGTGGCTTTGCAACACCAGGTGCAACGGCGACAGGCTTAACGTATCTGGGGCGTTTTGATGAATCAGTCGATAACACAATAGGTACGAATGGTGCGGTTGATGCGATGGTGCGCCGTAAAAAATCATTCAAATGGAAAAACTCAGGGGCTGATCCCGTGACACAAGCCAGTTTGGGTAAGGTGTGCTACATCGTTGATGACGAAACAGTTGCAGCGACTTCGGCAACCAGTACGCGCTCGGCGGCAGGTGTTGTGGTTGAACTCAGTGCTGATGGCGTTTGGGTTGAGTAGTTGATAATTAAATAATGAGAGGCGAGAAATGATTGTAAATAAGGCAAGTCTTGACGGGTTATTTATCAACCTGAAAACCACGTTTAACCGTGCATTTACCCAGACGGAAACGATTTGGCAAAAAATCGCTATGCGTGTGCCGTCCACAGGTAGCCATAACGATTACAAGTGGCTGAAAAACTTTCCGCGTATGCGCAAATGGATCGGTGCAAAACACATTAAATCGCTGGAAGGTGATAACTATGTGATTAAAAACGATGACTGGGAAGTGACTGTTGAAGTTGACCGTAATGATATTGAAGACGATCAACTGGGTATTTATGCACCACAAGCGCACAGCGCGGGTGATTCTGCCAAGCAGTTACCCGATGAAATTGTCGGTGATTTAGCCAATGGCGTGTTTACCCTCAAGTGTTTTGACGGGCAGTTTATGTGCGATACCGATCATCCTGTTGGTGATGGCTTGGTCTCTAATAAAGGTGTGGCGGCGTTGTCTGTTGCTACCCTGGCAGCCGCGCAAGCGAGTTATGGTGCAGCGCGTACAGCCATGCGCAAATTTAAAGATGAAGAAGGTCGTCCATTAAATGTGCGTCCAAAAATCTTAATGGTTTGCCCTGCTCTGGAAGATACCGCCAACGCGCTGATTAATACAGATCGTCTGGAAGATGGTAAGCCGAATCCATACAAAGGCACGGCAGAAGTGTTGGTGAACGATTATCTGACTTCTGATACCGCGTGGTTTTTGTTGGATACCTCTAAATCGGTTAAGCCGTTTATCTACCAAGAGCGTAAAGCCCCTGTGTTTGTCTCTATGACAGACATGAATGCGGATGATGTGTTTAAACGTCGTCAGTTTTTGTTTGGTGCAGAAGCGCGTGCAGCGGGTGGTTATGGATTCTGGCAGTTGATTTGGGGATCAACGGGTACAGGTTAATCGTTACTAACACTAGACCTTTCGGGTTTTTAAAACCCGAAAGGTCTAACACATAAAAGAGAACAGTCATGGCTGAAAAAAAGAAACCCGAAGATGATTCATCAACCGAAGATTCATTACCGCCACTTTATATCCGCACCACAGGCGCGATTCGCTTTTGTCGCGCTGGTCAGCGTTTTGGACGGACGGCTAAAAAAATCACTGACTATACGCCTGAGCAATTAGCGGCGTGGAAAGCAGAAGATTATCTGATTATTGAAACTGAGAAATAACGACTATGTACGCAACGGCACAAGACATTATTGACCGCTATACCTTAAATGAGCTGATTATCGCGGCTGATTTTAATGGCGATGGTGCTTATGACACTGTGCCAGTTGAAAAAGCCTTGTTTGATGCGAGTGTGGAGATAGATGGTTGGTTGCTGCATTGCTATGAAGTACCTATTGCCTTGCCGTTGACTGGGAAATTTACCCAGCTAACGGCTATTTGCGTTGATATTGCCTGTTATAGGCTGGGTTTTAATGTCCAAAAATCAACGGAAAAGAAAGACGAGTTTTATAAAGGTGCGTTGGCAAGGCTGGGTATGTTATGCCCTAAAGCCAAGCAGATTATGAGCGGTAAGGTTGAGAATTTGGGTGCGACGGGAAAGGCTCGATCATGCGGTGCTGGGCGGATATTAAGTCGAGGTAGTTTGAAAGACTTACTGTAATGACTTTACAATCTTTTCTGACAGTAATCATTATTTCGATTTTTCCTGTAGTTGGGTTGTTGTGGTTGTTGTTTAGTAAGTTAGAAAAGAATTATACCTATTGGAAAAAGCGTCATGGCAGAAAAAGGGAATAACGCGCTTTATGGCTTGGATATTGGTAGTTTATGGTTGCGTTCAGGCTGTCCTGATACCGTTTATCGTATCGTAAGATGTTGTGATGATACGGTTTATTATCGCGTCAATAATGATGATGAGCTAACTGAGATGAGTGTTATGTACGCTATATTTTTATGGTGTTTTGAGCCTTATAACGGAGAGGGTGAGTAATATGCCAGTTGGAATACGGGTTCATTTGGATGATGGATCATTAAAACGCTTACAAGCGAGATTACATCGGATTAAAAACGCACCTATGGGCAGTTTGTTAGATAGTATTGCTGCTGAGGTTGCTAGTCAGACACAGCGTAGGATTAGCACTGAAAAAACATCACCCGAAGGTGTGTCGTGGAAAGCGTGGTCAACACGTTATGCGGCAAAACGCGGTGCAGGTAAGTCATTATTAATGAATGAAGGCAATCTGGTCGATGATATTCAATTCCAAGTATCAGGTAATGAGGCGATTGTCGGATCATCATTGATTTATGCCGCCACGCACCAAATGGGCAGGGGTAAAATTCCTGCCCGTCCGTTTTTGGGTATCTCAGAAAGCAATGAAACCGCGCTATTACACATTTTGGATCAATGGGCAGACGTGTTATTAAATTTATGATGATTATTGATGTGTTAAACGCCATTAAAACCGCTATTAATAGCGCGTTACCTGAGCTTAGACGTTGTGAAGTTCATGGCGGACGGTTTGATTTGGCAGAATTAAAACGGGTGGCTACACAAACGCCAGCCGTTTTTGTTTCGCTATTGGGTACAACGGAGTTATCCGCATCGGGTACATCTGAAAAAGATATTGAATTGAATATCGCTGTTTATATAGTCACATCGGACAAGGTGCAGTTATCCAGATCGGTGTCGATTATTAATTTAGCACAAGCCATTATGATGCTGGTTGATATGAATCAATGGCAAGTCACAGGCAAGCGAGGCAT